ATGAGCGGGGACCCACCCTCGAAATGGGCCGCCGTTGCCGCCGACTATGCTGACGGCGCGCTGACGGTCGCACAAATTTGCGCGCGTTACGAGATCACGCAGAACGCGCTTTACGCACAGGCGAAGAAGCAGGGTTGGCCAAGGCGCCGCGCGCGGTACAAAACTGGCATGCCCGCCGGTCGCCGTCGCGGCCCGCGGCGACCCCTGATCGCCCGGCTTTACAGGGCGCTGGAGCAAAAGATGAGTGAATTTGAAACCCGCCTCGCCGACGGGGCGCAGACAGCAGCGGACAGTGAACGAGATGCGCGAACGCTCAACACGATGGTTCGGCTTTTTGAACGGCTGGGTGTGCTGGAAGAAAAAGCCTCCGCTGGAAGGGCGCAGGATAACGCAAAGCCGGGCGGCAGCAGCGCCGACGACGATATAGCCGCCGATGCGCGAGCCTTGCGCGAAGACCTTGCGCGACGCCTTGAACGGCTGCGGGCCGAGCGCGGCGATTGACGACTTTCTCGATGGGCTCAGCCCACGCGAGGCGCATTTTCTTCTGCATGACTGGCAAATCTGGGCGCGGGACGACCAGCTTCCGCCAGAGGCCGCGCAGAGCGGCGGGCCGTGGACCACATGGCTCCTGCTGGGCGGGCGCGGCAGCGGAAAGACCCGCGCCGGAGCGGAATGGGTTCGCGGCGTGGCGCTGGGGCGCGCGCCGTTCGCCGAGCGTGCCGCCGGGCGGATTGCACTTGTCGCCGACACGCTGGACGATGCCCGCGCCGTGATGGTCGAAGGCGTGTCCGGCTTGATGGAGATTCATCCGCAGGATGAGCGCCCGCGCTTTCACGCGACGAAAAACGAGCTGGAATGGCCGAACGGCGTGCGCGCCCGCCTGTTTTCGGCGAGCGACCCGGATAGCCTGCGCGGCCCCCAGTTTGATGCGGCGTGGTGTGACGAGCTGGCGAAGTGGCCGCGCGCGGACCGCGCCTGGGACATGCTGCAATTCGGACTGCGCCTCGGCGAGCGCCCGCGCCAGGTCGTGAGCACGACGCCGCGCCCCATCCCGCTTATCAAGCGGCTCATGGCCGATTCGAAAACGGCGGTGACGCGCGCTGCGACATCGGCGAATGCCGCAAATCTCGCGCCGGCTTTTCTGGACGCGGTTGTCGGACGCTATCAAGGCACACGGCTCGGCCGTCAGGAGCTTGATGGCGAGATTATCGAGGATTGCGCGGACAGCCTTTGGCGGCGGGACGCGATCGAGGGGGCGCGTGTAACATCGCCGCCCCCTCTTTCGCGCATCGTGGTTGCGGTTGACCCGCCCGTGACGAGCGGCGCACGCGCAGACGCCTGCGGGATCATCGCGGCGGGGCGTGGCGAAGATGGCCGGGCCTATGTGCTTGCTGATGGGACGGTGCAGGGCGTGCGGCCCACCGTCTGGGCGGGCGCGGTCGCGCGGCTTTACGATAGCCTCGAGGCCGATTGCATCGTGGCGGAGGTCAATCAGGGGGGCGAACTGGTTGCCGATGTTCTGGCGCAGGTCGCGCCGCATGCTGCAATCCGCATGGTGCGCGCAGGCCGGGGCAAGTATGCCCGCGCTGAGCCGGTCGCCGCGCTTTATGAGCGCGGGCTGGTGGCGCACGCGGGGGTCTTCCCGGCGGTGGAAGACGAGATGTGCGCTTTCGGGCCCGACGGGCTGGAGGCCGGTAGCCCCGACCGCGTCGATGCGCTGGTCTGGGCCTTGAGCGATCTGATGCTTGGCACGGCGAAACCGCCGCGCTTGCGCAGCTTTTGAGAGCATTTTCCGAACAGATTGATTCTGTTTGCGCTCCGTCATTGCGAGCGAAGCGAAGCAATCCAGCACGTTGGCACTGCGCCGCTGGATTGCTTCGGCCCTAAAGGTCTCGCAATGACGGAGCGTTGTTTGATCGGGTGATGTTCCGGTTTCAGACGCCCAAATTCAGGAGGTTTCATGAGCCGAATAACCGAGGCGCTGCAGCGCTGGCTCGGCGCGCCGCCGCTTGAGCGCCGGGGCAGCCTGAGCGGGCCGTTCCTCGCGTTTCAGGGCCACGCGCAGCCGGTCTGGTCGCCGCGCAATACGGCTGCGATGGCGCGCGAGGGCTTTATGAAGAACCCGGTCGTGTATCGCTCGGTGCGGATGATCGCCGAGGCCGCCGCGTCGGTCCCGCTGCGCCTGTTCGACGGTGCCGAGGAGCTTGACGCCCATCCGCTGCTGGACCTGCTGGCGCGGCCCAATGCGGGCGAATGCGCGCCAGACCTGTTCGAGGCGTGGTACGGATCGCTGCTGATCTCCGGCAACGCCTTCATGGAGGCGGTCGCGCTTGACGGCCAGCCGCGCGAGCTTCATGTGCTGCGCTCTGACCGGATGCGCATCGTGCCCGGCGCGGACGGCTGGCCCTGCGCCTATGAGTATCAGGCCGACGGGCAGACCGTGCGCTTCGATCAGGAGGTGGATGGCATCCGCCCGATCCTGCACATGCGCCAGTATCACCCCGTCAACGATCATTACGGCATGAGCCCGCTGGAGGCCGCCGCGATGGCGATCGACATCCACAACGCCGCCTCGGGCTGGAACAAGGCGCTTCTGGACAATGCCGCACAGCCCTCCGGCGCGCTGGTCTATTCGGCGGGCGACGGGCATCTCACCGAAGAGCAGTACGAGCGTCTCAAGACCGAGCTTGAGGCGACCTATGCGGGCGCGCGCAACGCCGGACGCCCGATGCTGCTCGAAGGCGGGCTGGACTGGAAGATGATGTCGATGAGCCCGCGCGACATGGATTTCATCAGCGCGAAGAACCTCGCCGCGCGCGAGATCGCGCTGGCGCTCGGCGTGCCGCCGATGCTGCTCGGCATTCCTGGCGACAACACCTATTCGAACTTCCAGGAGGCGAACCGCAGCTTCTGGCGTCAGACGGTATTGCCGCTGGTGAACCGCACGCTGCAGTCGCTGGGTGGCTGGCTCAGCCCCGCTTATGCCGAAGGGCTGGTGTTGAAACCCGCGCTCGACCGTATCGACGCGCTGTCGAGCGAGCGCGCGGCGTTGTGGGAGCGGGTTGAGGATGCGTCGTTCCTGAGCGTCAACGAAAAGCGCGCCGCGATCGGCTACGGCCCGGTCGAGGGTGGCGACGTGCTGGCAAGCGCGAGCTGATCCATGAACAATAAAGCTTGTAATGCGTTTTTCGATCGCTCTGGACATCGTCATTGCGAAGCCCGAAGGGCTGAAGCAATCCAGCGGAAATCGGAGAAGGTTCTGGATTGCTTCGCTGCGCTCGCAATGACGGCGGAGGCACAATTCAATCCAGCCAGAAAGCGCATGAAGCGGGCGGAGCCGCCGCGCGTGCGCGAGCGCGCGCCCGTGCAAGTCAGCGAGAGCGACGGGCGCGTTGAGGGCTACGCCAGCCTGTTCGGCATGGCCGATCACGGCGGAGACATGGTCATGCCCGGCGCGTTTGCCGCAAGCCTGCGCCGACGCGGTCCGCGCGACATCCGCTTTCTGTTCCAGCACGACCCGGCCCAGCCGATCGGCGTGTGGGACGAGATCCGCGAGGACAGGCGGGGGCTTTATGTGCGCGGACGGCTGATCGGCGGGGTGGCGCGGGCGCGCGAGATTGCTGCGCTGCTGCGCGCCGGGGCGCTCGACGGGCTGTCCATCGGTTTTCGCACCGTTCGCGCCGACCGCGATCCGCGCCTGCGCACGCGGCGGCTCCACGAGATCGACCTGTGGGAAATCTCGGTAGTGACCTTCCCGATGCTGCCCGGCGCGAAGGTCAGCCGGATCAAGCGCGCCCGCGCGCCCACCGATATGGCCGCCCGCCTCGCGGCCGCTACGCGGGCTTTGCGTGAGCGGCCCCGGCGCGACCCCAATGCCTTCACCTTCACCGAAACGAGGAGAGCATGAGCGAAACCTACACCCCAGACTATGAAACCAAGGCGGAGCCGCAGGTCTCAGCCGTAGAGATGGCGCAGGCCTTCGATGAGTTCATGCGCGCCTTCGATGCGTTCAAGCAGAGCAACGACGAGCGTCTTGAGCAGATCGAGCAGCGCATGGCCGCCGATGTCGTTACCACCGACAAGCTGGAGCGGATCAACCGCGCGCTGGACGAGCACAAGCGCACCGTCGATCATCTGGCGCTGAAAGCTGCGCGCCCGCCGCGCGAGACCGCCGCGGCGCTGAACCACGCGGTGGCGAGCGAACACAAGGCCGCGTTCGACAGCTATGTCCGCACCGGCGATTTGGCGAGCCTGCGCGCGCTGGAGCAAAAAGCGCTGTCCGCCGGAACCGGCTCCGATGGCGGCTTCACCGTCCCGACCGAGGTCGAGAGCACCATCATGCGCGCCCTGACCGAGATCTCGCCGGTCCGCGCGATCGCGGGTAACCGGCAGGTGTCGAGCACGAGCTTCAAGAAGCCGTTTGCGCGCACTGGCGCTGCCGCGGGCTGGGTCGCCGAGACCGGTGCGCGCGCCGAAACCGACACGCCCGTGCTGGAAGAACTCGACTTCCCGACCATGGAACTCTATGCCATGCCGGCGGCCTCTCAGACGCTGCTGGATGACTCCGCTGTCGATATCGAAGCGTGGATCGCTGATGAAGTGCGTATCGCCTTCGCCGCGCAGGAGAACACCGCATTCGTCACCGGCAACGGCACCAACAAGCCGAAGGGCTTCCTCGACTACACCCAAGTCGCGGACGCCTCGTGGAGCTGGGGCGAGATCGGATATATCGCCACAGGCGCGGACGGCGCTTTCGCCAGCAGCGATCCGGAACATGACCTGTTCGACCTGATCTACACGCTCAACGCGGGCTATCGCGGTAATGCCCACTGGGTGATGAACCGCTCGACGCAGGCCGAAGTGCGCAAGATCAAGGACGGAGACGGTAACTACATCTGGCAACCGGGCACCGAGGCGGGCGCCCGCCCGATGATGCTGGGCTTCCCGATCGTGGAAACCGAGGACATGCCAAGCATCGGCTCTGACGAGACCGCGATAGCATTCGGTGACTTCCAGCGCGGTTATCTGGTGGTCGACCGCATCGGCATCCGCGTGCTGCGCGATCCGTTTTCCTCGAAGCCCTACGTGCTGTTCTACACCACCAAGCGCGTCGGCGGCGGGGTTCAGGACTTCGGCGCGATCAAGCTGCTGAAGTTCGGGGCCTCATAAGCAGGCGTTGCTCCCGGCGTACCGGGATCAGAGTCCCGCAGTGCTACACGTCATTGCCGGACTTGATCCGGCAATCTCTATATGTGCCCTGGTTATGGATCACCGGGTCAAGCCCGGTGATGACGACGAAGGCGGATCGAGCGCTGTCTGAACCGATCCCATCAAGTACATACGCCAACAGGTCGGGCCGCGGCGCTTCCTCCCCGCCGCGGCCTTTTTCTGATTTCAAAGATTGAAGGTGAGCCATGCCGCTTGTGCTGACAGCCGCGCCGGCGCTTGAGCCGGTGAGCGTTTCCGAGGCGAAGGACTACCTGCGCATCGACTCGGCAATCGAGGACCCGGTGGTCGCCAGCCTGATCCTCGCCGCGCGGCTGCATATCGAGGGCGCGCTCGACATCGCGATGCTGAGCCAGGGCTGGTCGCTGTTTCTCGATTGCTGGCCGGAGGATGGGCGCGTGCCGATCCCGCTTGGGCCGCTGAAAAGCGTCGATGCTGTAAAGGTCTATGACGCGGACGACGCCGCTCAGACGGTATCGCCGGAGACCTATGTCGTCGATCTGTCGTCGCTGCGCCCGCGTCTGGTCCGTCAAGGCGGGGCGTTATGGCCAAGACCAGGGCGCGCGGCAAACGGCATCGAGATCGCGCTGACCGCCGGCTATGGCGACACGCCGGACAAGGTTCCGCAGCCGATCCGCCAGGCTGTTCTGATGCTCGCAGCGCACTGGTATGGGGAACGTGAGCCGGTGGTGTTCGACAGACCGGACGAGTTGCCCCACGGCGTGGCCGACCTGCTGAAGCCTTTCCGGCGGGTGCGGCTGTGAGCGCGCGTATCGGCAGGCTTCGCCACCGGGTCGTGTTGGAGCGTGCGGTGCGCGAGAGCGACGGCGGCGGCGGCGCGGCCGAGACCTGGGAGCCGGTTGCCGAAATCTGGGCGATGATCGAACCGCGCTCTGGTAAGGAAGTCATCGAGGCTGACCGCCTGTCGGGCAGCCGCAAACTCGACGTGACAATCCGCTATCGCGAAGACGCCGCGCCGCAGATGCGCTTTCGCTTCGGCGATCGCGTGCTCGATATCCGCGCGGTGCTCGATGAGGACGGCCGCCGCCGCTTCCTGAAATGCGACTGTGAGGAGCGCGACCTGTGAAGGTGTCAGTGACATCGCGGGGCAGGGGCTTGCGCGGTCTGTCGCGGACCTTGGAGAAGACCGAAGTGCTCGACGAACAGCTGCGCGCTGGCGCGAAAGACGTGGCCGACGAGGCCCGCGAAGGCCTCGCGCGTGACGGCGGTCCGGGCACGCGGGCGCTGGCAAATTCGCTGGAGGTTCAGTCCGGGTCACGCCCCCTCAGCTACCGCGTCGTTTCGCTCGCGCCGCGCGCCTGGTTTCGCGAGTTCGGTTCGCTGTCGCGCGCGCAGCAGCCGTGGCTTCGCCCGGCGCTCGACCGTGCGAGAGGGGGTATCGTCCGGCGCATCGGGCAAGCGATCCGGCGCGTCACCGCGCGCCGCTGAGGTCAGGAGACACCCATGAGCAGCTGGGCCTTGCAGCGCGAGGTGTATGCCACCCTCGCGAACGACACCGCCGTGGCCGCGCTTCTCGGCGGCGCGCGCATCTTCGACGATGTTCCGCAGGACACGCCGTTCCCGTTCATCACGCTCGGGACAGCTTCTGTCAGCGACTGGAGCACGGGCACGGAGTCTGGGCTGGAACACCGCCTCGATGTGCATGTCTGGTCACGCTACGCGGGCAAGCGCCAGGCCTACGAGGTCATCGACGCGGTGCGCGCGGTGCTGCATGACGCGGCGCTCAGCTTGAACGGCGCGCAGCTCGTCAACCTGCGCTGCCAGTCCTTCGAGGTGCGTCGCGACGACGACGGCGAGACCTATCACGGCGTCGCGCGGTTCCGCGCGGTGACCGAACCGGCTTGATCCAGCCAGAGCGCATTCCGAAAAGTGGGAACCGGTTTTCGGAATAAAATGCGCGTCAAAACGCAGAATTAAAGCCAATTTTCGGTTCAGTCAGAACGACAATCGCTCTAACGAGGAGAGACCCATGAGCGCCCAGAAGGGCAAGGACCTGCTTTTGAAGGTGGACAGCGACGGCGCTGGGACCTTCATCACCGTGGCGGGCCTGCGCGCGCGCACGCTCGCCTTCAACGCCGCAACCGTAGACATCACCAACACCGAATCCGCGGGCGAGTGGCGCGAACTGCTCGCCGGGGCGGGCATCAAGACCGCGCGCATCTCCGGCAACGGCGTGTTCAAGGACGCGCAGTCCGACGAGACGGTGCGGGGGCTTTTCTTCGATGGCGTCCAGCGCGACTGGCAAGTGATCGTGCCGGATTTCGGCACCGTCGAGGGACCGTTTCAGGTCTCAACGCTCGAATATGCCGGCCAGCACGACGGCGAGATGACATTCGATCTGGCCTTGGAATCGGCCGGCCAACTCAGCTTCACAGGAGCCTAAGTCATGGTCAATCCCCATCGCGGCGAGATCGAAGCCGTGCTCGGCGGCGTGCCTTATACGCTGTGCCTCACGCTGGGCGCGCTGGCGGAACTGGAGCACGCGTTCGGCGAGAGCGACATGCTGGGGCTGGCCGAGCGCTTTCAGACGGGCCGGATCAGTGCGGGCGATGCGCTCAGGATCATATGCGCCGGGCTGCGTGGTGCCGGTCACGAGATCAGCGAGGAGGAGGTTGCCAAGCTCCCTGCGCCCGGCGGTGCAGCAGGCTTCGTCGATATCGTCGCGCGGTTGCTCAGCGCGACCTTTGGCGCACCCGCGGCTGCCGATGAGTGA